TCAGGCAGCGATCAGCCCATGCGCCCTTAAAGCGCCCAATATCGCCGCAACCGCGGCTCGAACTTCCGTATCGACGACTGAACCGCCCGTCGCGGCGGCAATCGCAGGCTGGCGCGCGCCGACGACCTGATCGCCTTCAATCCGTAACGTCGAAGCGGCGAGCTGCCCAACCACCCATCCATTCGCCTCACGCCGGGCCGGAAGCGAATCGGCAAGGCTCCAGGCGGACATGCCCACACGCGACATCACAAATCGCCAGCCGCCCTCGGTCCAGCAGGCGATTGCATGATCATAGCCCGTCCAGACGCCCCCCGCGCCACCACCGACGATCCAGCACTGGCCCGGTTCGGGCGAAGCCGGGATTGCCGCCGGGGCAACAGCCTCAACGACGGGCTGGACAAGCGCGTCGGCCAGCACCAGCGCTTCGTTATGTGTTACTTCCTTTTGCGCCTGGCCGCTGGCGAGCAGCGGAAATCCAAGCCTGGGTGTCAGTTCGCTCATTGCGAATCCTCCTCATGTCGATAAAATCGGGATCAGGACGGGGCGTGAAAGGCCGTGGCTGCCGGCCTGACGAATGCTGACGGTCACCTGCGTCGCACCACCCGCCTGATCGGCGGCGCGTGCGGATGCGGAATAGATGAAGCGAGACTCTGCCTGCTCGATCGTGCGCGGCAGTCCGCGGTCAGGCGTCAGCGTCACGCGATAGCGCTCGGCCTCCTCGACCAGCGGCACATCAACCCCGTCTGGCCAGCGCCAGCCATTGCGGCTCCGGCGCACCCAGCGGATATCGATATCGCCGTTGGGCAGCCTCACTGCCGCCCCGTGAACAGGTGCAGGCGGCAGTAGCGCCTGCCCGGGGTTGGCAAGCTGCCGCTCTGGCGGCTCCGCGTCCGCCATCCCGACCGCAAGTACGCGCACCAGCCCCACACCCGCCGAAACATCAAGAAAAGCCACGGTTTCGCGCTCGATCAGCACGAAGGGCTCATCCACGCCGTGCGATCCGATCGCCCATTCGGTTCCTCGACGGCCACGAAGAAGTCCAGTCAGGCGATAGGCGTTGTCGCCCAGCGGCGTCGCATCGCGAAACTGGACGAGTTCGTTTCCGACAAGCGCGGCATTGGCCCCGGCCAGAAGCGCGTCTGGAGTGACGGAGTGAAGTGTCATGCCCTCGTTGAGCAACGCGACCTCGATCGCATTGGCATCGTCCCGCAACAAGGCGCTGGCTGTGCCCAGTGCCGCTCCCGCCGTGCCGATCACGGCGGGAGCCGCCGTCGACCCGGCCTCCTGCCAGCTCACCCCGTCATCAAGGCTGACAAGCAGCGCCGCGCTGCGCCAGCCCGGCAGGATGCCGGCCGCCGCTATCGCAACCCTTGGCGCTGTAGCGATACTATCGTCGAGCGGCGGAAGGTCGAGCAGGTGGAAGACCGTCGGGCCATGGGCATGGTCGGGCTGGGACAAGCTCCGCCCGGGATCGGATTCGAGCACCACCGCCGAAGCGGCCGCATTCCGGATGAGATCGGCCTCGACCACCATCCGGTCGAGCGTCACGCCCGTCACGCGCCAATCACCCGGATCGCCCGGCAAGACGATCCGGCGGCCGGGAACCAGGTCGAGATACCGCCAGGGCAGGCGGACCTTTCCCGTCGTCCGCTCGACACGAAGCCGGTGCAGCGCTGCTGCCGCATGCCCCTTGACCCGGCCTGCGTCGAGCGTGACCGGCATGTCGATCCTGAGGTCGAGACGCCCACCCCCGCCATCGCGGACCCGTTGCAGCCCCTGCTGGTAATCGCGCCCGGGCTCGTAATGCGCAACCGAAAGGGCCGCCGGCAGGCTGGCTTCGGAGTGCCTTTCGCGTATCACGCGCGGCACGGGTCTCTGGTCCTGTGCGCCACCCAAATCTGTTTCGGCCAGGCTGCCATACAGGGCCGGAGCGCTTTCCAGATGCAGCAGGGCGCCATCGTCGCGCGCGGCGAACGGGAAGAGCCCTGCCAATGTTTCGGCGACGCCGCGCACACTGTCTCCCGTGGCGGCAAACCCCTGCACAGGCGCCGGATTGTCGGCTGCGAACCCCGGGCCGCCGAGGCCGGAAAGAATTGCCCCGACACTGACCTCGCCTTCATCGGCAATCACTTCGAAGCTGAGCGCCGGGATGCGATTGCCATAGTCTCCAAGCTGGAAATCCTCGAACACCGCATAGGCAAGGCCGCGATAGGCGGGCGTCATCCCGATTCCTTCGGCCGATGCGATCAGAGGATCGATGGCCTGCCCCTCACTTCCATCATGAAGCCGGAAGCCCGTCTCGCTCTTGAAGTCGCCCGAAGCGCCGCGCAGCAGGTTGCCGTCCGCCCAGATCCGCCCGATCCGGGCGATCCGCCGCGCCGAAAGCGCCACGGCAAAGGAGGTCGAATAGCTGTAGACTGTCGATTTGGGCTGGCCCTTGCCATTCGAAACCTTGCGCCTGGTTTCCTTGAGGTCGGTCGCCCAGATCACTGTGCCCGCCACCCGGTTGGTGCCGAACAATTTGGGGATCGCCGAGCCATAGGCCGAGGACTGGACCGCAAGTTCGTTGAGGCGCGGCCCCTTGCGGCCCTTGGGCGCAAAGACGCGGCTATCGACCTGCTGCCCGATAATGGCCCCCAACGCGCCGCCGATCGGGCCGCCAACCAGCGTCCCGACCGCGGTGAGGATCAAGGTTGCCATCAGCGCCTCCCTGCACGGCGCAGCCAGGCCGAAAGAACGGGCCAGCGCGGAATTCCGGGCGCCTCGACAATCCGGCCAAGCCCCGCATCGGCATGGATCAGCCCGGTGCCGGTCCAGACGCCGAGATGGATCTGCGCCGGGCCGGGACACACCACGAGCAGGTCTCCGCGTCGCCAGCCGGCCCGGCGGCGCGCAAAGCCATGCGCCCGGATGATCCGCTCCCAATGGGCAATGTCGCGGCAGCGCAAGCCGTATCCGGTCGGCACATTTTCGCTCAGGCCATAGGCAACAGCGACCAGGCCGACGCAATCGAGACCGAGTTGAGGCGCGCGGCCGTGGAGCCGAAATGGGGCGCCCAGCAGCGACCGTGCGGAAGAGACAGGATCATTTCGCATAGCGCACCAGCAAGTCATTGCCGGGGAGATGCGGCTCCCCCCTGAAATTTTCCGCATTGGCGAAGCGCGTCGCACAGGTGGCCAGCCGCTTGTCGCACCCTTCGACGAGTTCGACCATCGCTCCGGACAGGGGCAAAAAGGGCGGCGGTTCGCGCAACGTCACCTGCAGTCCCGAAGAGGCGGTGATCGCACTCGACAGTCCAGCATTGGCCCCGTCGAGCCAGCGCAGCGCGCCGAAACTACAATCGCCGGGCGCATTGTCCACGGTCACGACGGCGCCAATCGCCGAAACGACGCGCGCAACCGCCCGTCGTCCCGACATGTCGACCCGACACCGCCAATCGCCCAGTTCGGCGCGGCATTCGGGCGAAGTTTCCTCAACCACCGGCGCGTCGAGCAAGGCGGACGGCCCGCGCAATTCGGCCGAGAATGAGCGGCCGTCGCTTTCAACGCTGCCCAGTTCGCCGCGCGCAAGGAACAGCGGATTGTCCCCGGGATCGGCCCAGTTGACCGCCGTCACGCGCAGCCGCGCCCCGTCCCAGCGGCCCGCGAGCAGATCGGACTCGGTGATCAGGCTGCTGGTCAGCGCGCCCGACAAGTCCATCGTCCCGGTATCGAGGCTGTCACGCCGCTCGATAGCGGATGGCACCATCCCGGGCGCCGCGCGATAAACCAGCCCGTCGAGAACAAGGTCGCGGTCATGGCTGGTAAAGCCCAGCACCACCCCGTCGCGCCGTTCGAGCCGCCAGCAAAAGGCGAGGCTGGTCAGATCGTTCTTGAACCAGTCGGTCACAGTTCAGCCCTCGCGGATTTCGATAAGCGGCACCGACGGCACGTCGCCCGCCTGCCACTGCCCGGCGTCAACCGTCAGGCTGTCTTCGGCGAAGCGGACAGGAACGTCGAAATGGAATCCCGCGGCCACGACCGCGCCGAGAGGCGGGGCCGCCGCGAAGTTGACAATGCCGCCGTCGCCCAGCGTCCAGTTGGTCACGGCCTGCCCGGCCGCTGCAACGAGCACCGAACCGGGCTCCGGGCGAGTGATCCGCCGCTGTTCGGCTTCGGCGCCTTCGCCATAGGTTTTGATGAGCGGGAATGCGGTGCGGACTCCGTCGCCCGTGCCCAGCACCTGGTCGAGCGCGGTCGGTGCCCCCGTCATCCTCTGCGACGAATGGTCGAGCGGATCGCGGAAGCGGAAACCGCGAGCCGCTCCCCGCCGCGCCCGGAAGAAGCCGATCAAAGTCTGGAGATCGGCCTCGGAGCGAACCCCGGGCCCCGCATCGAAGCGCAGCCGCCCGCTCGCCCAGTCCATGTTGCGCTGCTCATGGCCGGAAGCCGTGGTGACGATGGCGGTCGAAAATCCCGGCACCACGGTCGCCGCGCGGCCGATCGCCAAGGGAAAGGATACATCGTCAAAAGCCTGCACATCATCCTCCTCAAGGCTGAAAAGCGTGAAGCCGTCGCGCGCGACTTGCGGCAGCGCCCAGATGAACGCCTCGGCAACGCCGCGCGCCTTGCCGACCCGCGCCGCCGCCTCGATCAGCGGCCATTGGGCGGTGTCGGCAGGCGCCTGGACGAAGCCCGAAAAATAATGCTGGCGCGACGGCGGATAGCCAAGCCGGGCGGTCATCAGCGCCGCCCCCGCGGAACTCGCCGCGACATTGCCGCCGGTCACCCATTCATAATCCTCGAGCTGGAGGATATCGAATGCGGGAGATGCCCATTCGGCAGGCACATTGGCACGCCTGATTTCCGGCGCGGCCGCGTCGAGTACCGTCGGCATATAGACAAGGATCATCGCCTCGCAGCCCGGCTGATCGGACCGGACGGCGGCGACGAGCGCGGTCGTTGAAGCCGCGAGCACTGCACCTGCATCATCGAGCAGCGCTTTCTGCGCTGCCGTCAGCGCAGCGGAGCGAACGGTCGGAATCTCGACCGGCGCTCCGCCGAGCGCGGCCCGCGCTGCTGCGTCATAAAGGCAGGGCCGCCCGTCGGGCAGCACCCACCACCAGGGCTCGCCGACCTGAAAGCGCGGCGCATGTCCGGCCGACGCTGCAATAAAGACAAAGGCGCGCGCAACGGCCTGCAAATATCCCATCGCAGCCGAATGCGCGGGTGAGAGCAACACCGAGGGCGGACTGTAGCCGGTACGCGCCGGATCGCCATTCCACGCTCGCTGCTTCCAGTCATTGTAGCAATGCGCATCGAACAGCTCGTAGGAGAGCGACATGATCAGCCGATAGCCGAGCGCCTTCGACCGCGCGGCGAAATCGGCATGCCAGGCCGCGCACGGCGCATTGAGCGTCCCGCCCGCAAGGCTGATATAATAGCCACCATAAAGCGCCTCGAGCCGAAAATAATGGCTCATCCCGACATAATGGTCGAGACTCCCTCGATAACCCAATTGGAACATATTGCGCAGTAAGCGCGCGGGCGTCTGGTTATAAGCATCGTCATAGCCGGTGGCGATCGAAAAGCCGTGCGGCGGGACGATCACGTCGCCGATCGCCAGCACTGAGCCCGGCCCGTCACAGGCGAGCCCGCTCAGCGTGACGTGGCCCTCCACGGCCGCAGGCAATGGTGCATCGGCATTGTCGAAGCCCGGCGGAACCAGCGAGACGAACATCCGGTCGATATCGCCCGCCCACACCGGATCGGCTTCAAACGGAAGCAGGAAGCCCCCTTTCAGCGCATCGAAATCGAGCGTGATCGTAGCGTCGGTCGGTGCGCCCTTGGCATAGTTCCACAACCGGACATACCAGCCGCGCGGATGCCCAGCGGCATCGCGTCCCTCGATCGTGAGCGTCGGTCCGTTGACGGCATCGAGCGGCATGATGCCAGCGGACTGCCAGCGGAATTTCAGCACGCATCCACGGAAATCGCGGCTGGTTTCATAGGCCAGCAGCGGATGGTCGAACCGGTCCTCCGCTTCCCAGATGAGCCCGGCCAGGTCGTTCGCCTTGTAGAAGACGGTATCGACCCGGAGCGATTGCGCCCCGGTTGTCGTGACCGAGGCCATCATCGGGCGCGGAAAATCGACCGTCCAGAAACGCGGGTCGAACCGCTTGACGAACCCGGTGCGAAGGGCGGCGCCACGCTTTGCAAGGCTATGGCCCATTGCTCAATCCTCGCGCGCCAGCGACATGCGCACGGCGCGCGCCACCTGGCGGCTCGAGCGCGCGAGCATGTCGGGCGCGGCCCCGGCAGGGGCATTGATCGCAATCGCAATCCGCACGTCGCGCGGCGCGGAGCCTGCAATGGGGGCGATCGAACCGCTCCCCGTCGGCACGAACACTTCGGGCCCGCGCTCACCGACCATATAAGCGCGGCCGGGCGAAACCGGCCCACCGGTCGCACGGCCCGGCAGGCCGAATACAGAGCCCAGCACTGAAGTTGCAGCAGAAAGCAGGCCGCCGCCCGACCCCCCACCACCGATCGCCCCGATCCCGGAACGTATGGCGGAAGCAGCAATCTCTCCGGTCACCTGCAGCGCGATTCGCTTCAGGTCCTCGAAGCCCAACTTCCCGGTCTTGAGCGCGCGAGTCAGCGACGTTTCGAGCAATTGCCCGGCCCGCTCGACCCCCGCGCCGAACGGGCCGTCGAGCGTGGCCTTCATGTTCTGCACGTCGCGCGAAAAGCCCTGCGTGTCGGCGCGGACCGAAACGACCAGCCGTTCGATTTCCTCATCCATCGGGATATTTCTCCTTCAGCCGTTCGAGCAGCGCGCGATCGGCGCGATCGCTTTCGGGCGGCGCGTGACCTTCGATGATCGCGGCCAGTTCGGCGGGGGTTGCGTTCCAGAAGTCCTGCGGGCGCCAGCCGAGCAGAACGCCCGCCAGCCCCGCCAGCCGTCTTGCGGTGCGCCTGAAGCTCATCGTCCGGCCAATATCTGCTCGATGAGCATCTTGAGGGCGGGGGTCACGGCAGCGAGACCCGCCTTGGCGACCGCTTCGCCCAGCTCCTCGCGCGTAAGGCCGGTCTCGTCCTGAAGACAATGCCAGAACAGCCCGACCATTTCGGAGAGCTTGAGGCTTCCCGCCGCCGCCCGCTCGACAAGCGCGAACAGCGACCCCAGCTCCTCTTCGGCCGCAACCAGCGCGCCGAAGGTTGGGCGCAGGATCCAGTCGAACAGCCGCGTTTCACCCCGCGCCGGGTTTGCCGCGGCGCTCACAGCGGCACCACCGCGCCGGAGCTTTCGAGCGCCATTGCGTAGGATCGTTCGCCGTTGAAATCCCCGGCATAGTCGAGCCGCGCGACCAGGAACTTGCCGCGCAGCCGCTCACCCGATTCGAACGACAGCTCATAATCGTCGAGCGTGCCCGCAAGGGCACTGGCCTTGATCCGCATCTCGGCCGCCGAGCCCGTGAAGACCCCCGCGCCCGAGACCGAGACCGATCGCACTCCCGCGCCCGAAAGCAGCTCGCGCCACCCGGCGGAGTCCTTGTTGGTAACGACGACTGCATCGCCGTTGATCGCAAGCTGCGTCGTCCGCAGCCCGGCAACCGTGCTGTAAGCGGGCGCAGCCGCCCCGTCGCCGACCTTCAACAGGAAGGCACTTCCTTTTTCCGCTGCCATTTTCTTCTCCTCATTCAGTTGCCATCACTCGTATCCGATGCTCGACCAGCCCTGCCCAGGGCCCGGCCGGGTCGCGCACGATGAGCGAGCGGGCGAACGCCACGCTCGCCACCCGCCAACCATCGAGATCGCGTTCAATGCCCGCCACGGCCTGTTCGACATCGTGCATCAGGCCGTAGAGCCTGGCGGGTTCCTCGCCGTCGTCCCAGACCGTCAGTGCAGCGCGGATTTCGCGGCCCGGTGCGGTCTTGGTGCTCCAGTCGCTGCCGCTGCCGTCGCTGATCGCGATATAGGGAAAGGCGGCGCGAGCCGGCGGGCCGTCATAGACGCCCGAAACCCCGGCCATCACAGGCGCGGAATTGCGCAGCGCATCGGCAATCGCGGCCTGGACGGCCATCGCCGCGCTGCTCATCGCCCAATCCCGCGCAGCCGTGGATCGTCGAGCATCCGCCGCCGCAGACCGCGCCCCGAAAGCGTAAGCCCGTCTTCACCGGTTTCGACCTTTACGTCGGGCGGAAGCACAGCCTCGCGCGCCAGCCGCGCAATTACTGCCAGCACGGCCGCCTGCCCCGCGCGTTCGGCGCGGGCCCTTAATCGTTCGAACATCAACGCATCTCCTCACAGGTCAGGATCATCTTTGCCGGTTCGCGCGGATCGCTCAGGACCGACCGCACCGCGAGGAAGCGGCTGCGCCAGACCAGTCGCGTTTCGGGGCCGATCCCTTCGCGCTTGCGCATCGTCACTTGCCAGCGCGGCAGTGCCGAAAGCGCATCGGCTTCCGTCAGGCCCGCAGGGAAGAGCGGCGCCACCGCCGCCCAGGCCACGCCATCATAGGTGTAGCCGCGCTTCGCGCCCGCCAGCACGTCGCGCTCGGCCCGGCGCTGCTCGATCGAAACACGCTCCTTCAGCGTTCCGGAAAGCTCGCCGCTCATGACAGCCGCATCCGGCGCCAGGGGCCAATGAGCGCCGCAACCGCCGCGGGCGGACCATTGTCATCGGCCGCATCGCGATAGGCATAAAGATGCCCCGCAAGCCGGAGCACGGCGAGCCGCAGCGGCTCGGGAACATCGTCCCACCCCGCCGCCAGCCCGGCATCGACAGTCACGTCGATCCGCACGGCAGCGCCGGGTTGCGTCACGCGCACCCAGCCGTCACCGCTGCCGTCAACGTCAAGCGCATAAGCCTCGACCGGCAGCACAAATGCGGCACCTTCGGTGGGCAGGCCGGTAACCGCCGTGATGGCATGAACCGGCGTGACGCCCACCCTTTGCCAGGCGCACGAAGCCGCCAGCCGGTCGACGCCCTCGCGGCGAAGCACGAGAATATTGGTGACCGCTTCGACGTGGCGGATCGCAGCCGCCAGCACATTGGCAAGAAGCGCGTCCTCCAGATCGTTCTCGATCCGCAAATAGGCCTTGGCCGCAAGAACGGCGTCCGCCGCGATCGGCGGCGGGGTAAGACTGAGCATTTTCTGGGTATCCTTGAAGGCGTGCCGCGATCGTCATTCCGGCAGGTGAGGGGCGGGCCGGTCACGGGACATTTATCCCCGCTGACGCTTGCGCCCGCCCCTCGCTCGGTCAGGCGGCCGAGAATTTCAGCAGCTTGATGCTTTCGGAGTTCGAGACGCACCCGCCCAGCCGCTTGGTCGCGTAGAACTGGACATAGGGCTTGTTCGAATAGGGATCGCGCAGGATCCGTGTTTCGGTCCGCTCGGCGATCAGGTAGCCCGCCCTGAAATTGCCGAAGGCGATCGACAGGCTGTTATTCGCAATGTCGGGCATGTCTTCGGCTTCGACCACCGGATAGCCGAGCAGCGTGTCGGGCTGGCCCGAAACGAGCCCCGCCTGCCAGAGAAAGGCGCCGTCGCTGGTCTTGAACTTGCGGATCGCCGCCAGCGTCGCCGAATTCATCACCCAGGCCGCACCCTGCCGGTAAGGCGCGCGCAGCGTGTGCACGAGTTCGACCAGCTTGTCCTGCGGGCTCGCCGAAAACGCGCCGAGCGTGCCGGTCGGCACATATTGGAGCGTCCCGAACGCGCGGACCGTATCCGCCGTCGCCGCCACCGGCGACTGGAGGAACCCCTTGGGCTGATTGACGCCCGAGCCGTTGACGAACGCCGTCCCTTCGGCCTTGGCGAATTCGGTCGCAATCTCCGCTGCAAGCCATGCCTCGACATCGAACTGCGCATCGTCGAGCATGGCCTGCGTCGCCGAGGGCTTGGCATAAAGATCGCCGAAGCTCGGGACGATCTCGTTGAAAACGGGTGTATCGGTATCGGGCCGGACGGCATCTTCCGCCGCCCAGCCCGAAGCAACGCCGCCCGACGTCACCAGCTTGCGATAGCCGGCACTGCCGACCTGCACCACATTGGCAATGCCGCGAATGGGCGAGATCGATTTGAGCGTCGCGTCGATCGCCGCGTCGATGTCTTTCGGGATGGCATAGCCGCCATCTGCGGGCACGACGCCCGAAAAGCTCTTCAGCTCAAGTTCGGCGCCACGGCGCAAATAGCCGTCGACAAATGTCGATCGCGCCGCATCGCCGCCCGAAAGGACGGGCCGCTCGACCGCGACGGCACCGGCCTCGATCTCCGCAAAGCTCTCCTCGAGCGATCCGGCCTTCACTTCATAATCCATGGTCTTCTCCTTCTTGGTTGTTTTCAACCGCGTGCACCCGCGCGAGCGGCTGCATCGGGTGTGCGACAAGGCTCACCTCGATCAGCTCAAGGTCGGTCAATTCCCTGAAAGCCCCTTTCCGGGCGGCACGGACGCGGTAGCCGAACGACAGCCCCTGCCCCGGCGCGACGGCCCGGCCGTCGGCCAGCCGGCCGATGACCCTCAGCCCGCGCCCGTCCTCTCCCAACGTTTCGATCGTGCCGATCCGCTGCCCCGTGTCGTGCTGCCAGAAGAGCGGAACGCCGCGCGCAGGAGCGCGGGCAAAGGCGCCCTTGCGGACAATGTCTCCGCCGCTGTCCGGCCGGTCGAAGACTGCAGCATAGCCAGCGAACCTCATTGGTCGGCCAGCCCCGGCAGCCCGAACTTCACCGCAGCCCCGACCAGCAGCATCGCCAGTGCCCCCCGCACCAGCCAGCCGATCAGCGCCCGGCCCGCCGTCACCTTGGCATCGCGCCAGGCCGAAAGCAGTTCGCGCAGCTCTTCCATGTCCTTGCGCGCCCGGTCATCCTCAAGGCCAAGCGCACGCAGCGCCCGCGCGGCCCCCAGTTCGCAGGCCTCTTCGATCAGCGCGCGCAGCGTCAAAAGGTCGGCGCCATGCGCCTCCGCCTGCGCGGTCAATTGTATCAGCATCGTTGAATCGCTCATGATGTGCGCTCCGGACAAAGAAAAAGCCGCCCGAAGGCGGCTCTGTGGTAAAATGTGCATGGGCAGGTCAGCCAGGATGGCGGCCCTTGATCGCGGGCTTTTCAGTCACCCCCCGAAAAGCTCGTCAAACGACCGGCACTGTTCCTGATGGGCCAGTTTCTTTGCGGCTTTGAAGACGACCGCTGGCCGCAGCCTTAGTGCGGCCAATACCCGTTCGAAGCGGTCCTGCGCCCATATTCCTCCCAAAGCCGGACTGACAATCCGCAGCGCCCTACGGCCTGCAACTAGCTCGGCATTGTTTGCAAGCCGGTAGCCGCGCGCAGACCGCATCCGGAAAACTTCAACATCATATTACCGGGTCAATCCGCGCGCCGCCTCGACAAGCAACAGGATATGGCGTTCCCCCGCGAACTCCGTGTATCAACGATATATCGGACACGGTATTGACGAGCCTTGGGGTCTTGGAACCTGAACCGGCTGTGCGAAAGACAATAAAGGCTGGCTGTCACATCCGAAACATCATTTGTCGGCGAAGCGGTGGCAGCACTCGCAATGAGCAGTGCAGCTGACAAAAAAGAAACCTGTCTTATCATGTGTCGAGCCCGCCAAACTAACGCCCGGAGTATCTCGTAAAGCGGCACGACCCTGCTGCAAAGCCGTCAAGATGCGCAGCCAGCGTGGCCGTGCTATGGTAACGCCGCGTCTTTAGATCAAAGGTTTCATACTCGTCCTTGGTCTTGACGAAAGTTACGATCCGGCGCGTCGTGGAGGCAATTTTCATCCTATATTCGTGTTTCGGAAATACGTCGGTGTAGGTCCCCGCGTTCAGGTTAATCCGGTAGCGGAAATCATAAGCCCAGCTGTCTGGCATGCCATACCCATATCCCTCCAGTTCTGGGTGATACGCCCTGTAGACATGGCCGCTGACCGAACAGATAATGTCGAACTTCCTGACGTGCCTTGGTGCTTTGGCATAGGCGGTGCCGCTATTTGCCATGATGCCAGCCAACCCGATAACCGCGAATGCCAGCGAATACCGTGTCTCATGGCTTTTTGCGCCGGACTTACCGAGCCGGAGGCCGCTTAGCCGGCACTTGAACGAAGAAATGATTTTGCATGTTTCGCTTCGAGCTACTGACATAGGCTGAGTCGACCAATATTCCACTCTCGAGGCCCGTTCTGAAGTACCCTTTTAGTGTACCCGGATTGCCTCGTTTGTAGACGCTTGATGCAACGAAAAAAGTTGCGCCACCTGTGGGATCGGCAATCTTGCCCTTCAAGATGCCGTCAGCCACGGCCAGGGCGCGCTTCCACCCCTCCAACTTCGCGCCGGTGAGCTTTTCCGGATTGGCGGTTTCCTGCCACAGCGTACTGCCTCCCTTCGGGCCACCGCCGACCTCTAGCGGCTGGAACTGTTTTCGTTTGTTGACGACCGCATCGAGCGTCGAACCAAATTGTCGTTCTCCGACCCGGTTGACAGTGGTCCAGCCAATGGCCGCGAAATCCTCGGGATTTGAAAGGCTCTCGGCATAGATGACCCTCGCAAGCAGCGTCGCGTCTTCGGCTTTGGGCGTGTATCCCTTGCCGTTCACCCCGGCAGATCGAGAGGACGCGGTCGGTCGGTTGACGATCATTCGTCCATCAGCGGTTCTTGCCGCCCCCTGAGGTAGTTTGGGCTTTTTCGGGCGTTCGGCCATCGACGTATCGGGTTTGTTGATCATCCCGGCGGCGCCTGGCGATCGCACGCCGCCGTCTGCAAATGTGAACTGACCATTGTCCGGATCGTGCCGGGGGTTGAACTTGGTCTCCATCTCGCTGCCCATGTCAGGCACGGCAGGCCTGTCCTCAGGAGGCGCAATCGGCTCCAGCCCGACCATCGTGCGTTTCTCGTTCACGGTGATGAAATCCGCGGCCGTCAGTTGCTGCCACAGCCGCTCCCGGTCTTCCGAGAGCGCCGACACATGGTCGAGATCGACGGACAGTTTCAGCCCGGCAAACCAGGGCGAAAGCCCTTCGGCCAGCGCATCGAGGATCTTGCCCGCCAAGGGCAGAATGGCCTGCCGCCACAGGGCCTTGTTGGCTTCGCGATAATTCGCATAGGTCGCATCGCCCGGCAGGCCGAGCAGGACCGATGGCACGCCGAACGCCAGTGCAATTTCGCGCGCGGCGGCGGCCTTCAGTCCGGCAAAATCCATGTCTGCGGGCGAAAGCGACATCGCTTGCCAGCGCAGCCCCCCTTCGAGCAGCATCGGCCGCCCGGCGTTCGCGGCGCCCGCAAAACTCTCTTCCATTTCGCGCCGCAGCCGCGTGAACTGGTCGGCGGTCAGCGTCTCGTTCCCTTCGGCAACCAGCGCGCCCGAGGGCCGCGCCGCATTGTCGAGCAACGCCTTGTTCCACCGCGTCGCGGCATTGTGCGCGGCCATCGCCCCTGCCGCCGCGTCGAGACAACCGAGCCCGTAATGATCATCGAGCGGATGGTGCGTCCGGATGTGGATCACCCGGTCGCTCGCAAGCCGCGTCGTTGCGGCCCCGGCGCGATAGACGAACGCCATCGGCCAGCCGCGCGGGTCCGGTTCCACGCTCACGCGCTCAGGTCGGAGCGCGAACAGTTCGGCCGGTGCGCCATCAGGCCCGGCCAACAGTTCGACATAGGCATTGCCGTGCAGCAGCAACTGCATCGCCACGGTCTCGAGCAAGGATTGCCCGCCGCTGGTCGCTGCAACGAGCGCCAGCGCCTTGGGATCGGACACGACCAGCGGCGCGGACGCCACCCCTTCCGCCACCAGCCGCACCGCGCGCTGCGCGACGGCATTGCCAAGATAAAGCTCGCGCAGCTGCGCCTCATAGGAGCGCGGCCAATCGACCGAGCCCCAGGTCGAAAACCCATGCGAAAGCACCGGACGCGCCACCGCGCGCCCGGCCGATTTCCAGCCGAACAATTTCATGGCTTACTCCATGGCGCCTGAAGCTGCCTGCGGAGCGGCTGTCGTCGCAGCCGCCAGGCCGGAGCCGAATATCAATGCCGCGACCTGCCCCGCCCTGCCGATCGCGTCGACCAGCTCCGCGGGCGCGCCCACCGCAATCGCGACGGTCGCAAGGCCGGCATAGGTGGATTTTTCAGACAAGCGGCGTCCTGCCCAGCGGGCAATCTTCTTGAATGACATGGCATTTTCCTTTTTTTGAAATCCGCCGGGCAAGGGTCAGACGACCCGCACGCGCGGACCGCCCGGCCTTTTTCCCAACATCAGCTCGGTCAGCGCCCAGACGAGTGCGTCCGCCCGGTCGGGGGAGCGGCCGGGGCCCTCATAGGCACCGCCTGCGATCAGGCCGCACAATTCATCCTCGAGCGCCGGGAAAGCTCCGGCATGGTGCACCCGGTGCTTCTCGTAGAGCGCGGCCACCGGCTCGGCTCGGGGCACCTTGCCCCGGCTCGCATGGACGAGCCGCACCGGCATCGACACATCGGCGGCGCGGAGCACGCTTTCGACCATTTCCCCGCCATTATTCTTCTCGGCCACCACCCGGTCGGCTTGCCAGCGCGCCGCTGCCGCCGCCACGGCCCCAGCCCAGCCTTCGGGCGAGCGGCCCGAAACGCTTGCATCCTCCAGCACCCAGCCCTTGCCCGCCGCGCACAACCCGACCACAACGATCCCGCAGGCATCGCCGTCGCTGCTCGCAGGCGGATCGACCCCGATCACGACCCTGACAAGGTCTGGCATCAAGCCTGTCCGGCACGCTTCCAGCCGGTCGCGCGTCCACAGCGCGCCTTCGGCATCCTCGATCAATTCGCCGTCCAGCTCCTGCCGGCCGATCCGCCTGCCGCCATATTCGGCCTGCATCGCCCGGATATAGGCAAGCGGCAGGTTCGCCGCATTATCGAGCGTCCGCCCCATGGTCCGCCGGACATCGGCCGCGGCATGAAGCCGCTTGAGCAGCGGCACCGGGCGCGGCGTCGTCGTGGCCATCGCCTGTGGCTGCGCACCCAGCCGCATCCCCATCATCAGATTGTCCCAGGCCGGTATCCCATGGGGCCATTTGGCAATCTCGTCGGCCCAGACGAGATGGTGCTGCGGCCCGCGCAGCGAATCCGGCTCGGCCGCTGAATAGATCCGCGCCTCCGCGCCATTTTCCCAGCACAGCCGCCTGAGCGACGGTTCCCACCGGACCGGCACGCCGTTGGCCGCACAGGCAAGAAGCCCGCTTTCGCCCTCGACCATAACGCTGCGCGCCTCAACGATCGTTGCCCCGACGAGCGCAATGCGCAGCTGCCCGTCCGCTTCGGCCCGCTCACGCACCCATTCGGCGCCCATCCGCGTCTTGCCGAAGCCGCGGCCCGCCATCACCAGCCAGATCCGCCAGTCGCCTACGGGCTCGGCCTGCGCCGCCAGCCGCCAGAAGCGCCATGAATGAAGCGCCTCTTCGAGATCGGATGCCTTCCAGCGCCTGACCAGGTCCGCCGCCCGTTCGAGCGGCATCCGCGCAAGCTCTTCAGCCGCCTGCCGCATTGTCCGCCTTTGCAGCCTCGATCCGCTGGTGCATCAGCGCGATGCGATCCATGATCCGCGCCTTCGATTGTGCGGTATCGACCTTGCGCGACAATGGCATCATGCCCTTCACCGCCGGGCGGTGCTGCGCAAGCAGGCTCAGCCCCAGCCGATGCCGCGCCGCCTCGCGCTTCAACGCATCGGGATCGGTCGTTCCGCGTGCTTTTCCAAGCGCCGCTTCGAGCAGCGAGGCTTCGAGCCGCGCATAGCCTTCAGCCAGCGCCTCGCCCCATTCGCAGCGAAATTCAGGGGATTTGAGCCGCAACGCATAAACGCTTGAGACCGGCATCCCGGCCTCGCGGGCAGAGGCCGCGACATTGGCCGTCTCGGCGAGCTTCGCAAGGAACGCCGCACGCACCGCCTTCGTCCAGCCGCTCCGCTTCGGCTTCGGCTTCTGCCCCTTTGCTGCCATCCTCAAATCCTTTCGACACGAAAAAGGCCGCAAAGGCGTTCCCGCCCGCGGCCTGTCGCAGCGCCCCAGCTGCGAATCACATTTTTCCATTGAACACTTTTTAGTCAAAACAGCGTGACGATGTCAATAAAATAATTCCAAATAGGAGATTTATAGGAAATAAATAGGATTTCGTTCACCGAAATCACCATCTTCTTCGCGCCTTCGCGTCTTCGCGCGAGCCCAATATCCTTAATGCGCGCGAAGACGCGAAGGCGCGAAGATTCCGGTGATCAACATTGGAATATCCCCGGCAACCCTGTTATCGGACCGGCGAACAGACTCCCAAATCCGAAAGCCCGATTC